GCCGTGCGCAATGTCTTCGCGGACCGAAAAACGCGGATCCTGAATCCCCGCAACTGGGCCGACCAGCTGCGCGACGTGTTTGAGGTGCCGGAGAGTGCGCCCCGCGTGGCCGAGTTTAAGGCGCGCGCCGACGAGATCGGCTGGGAGGAAGGCACGCGCATGAGCGAGGGGCAGGCGCTTCAGCTCCTCCTCGATTCGAAGCGCGTGACGACCGACTTTACGAGTCAGGGGCAGATGACGAAGGTCCTCAACCGGATCATGCCCTTTACCACCGCGCAAATTGGCGGCCAGCGGGCCCTGGTGCGCGCCTTTCAGCAGAACCCGACGCGCGCCCTCGCCGCGGCCATGACGATCGCGGCCGGCACGCTTGGCTATTGGTGGGCCCGCAAGGACGAGGACTGGTACAACGACCTGCTCCCGCGCCACCGCTTTAACAACTGGTATTTCCCAGTGGGTGAGGACGGGCCGGTGTTCGTCCTTCCGCGGCCGTTCGAGTGGGGATCGCTCTTCGGGTCCGTGCCCGAGGCGCTGGCCCACGCCTGGTACCAAGACGACCCGGAGCACGCCCAGGAGGTGATGGGCCACCTCCACAAGAACCTGAACCCGTTGGGAACGACCCAGATTTGGGGCACCGACGTGCCGGCCGGCATGCCGGCGGCCATCGAGCCGCTCGCCGAGCAGATTGCCGGCGAGGGGGGGACGCAGTTTTACTTTGATCGGCCCATCGTCCCGCGGGGCGAGGTGCGCAAGCCGCCGGCCGAGCAGTTTGGCCCGTACACCTCGGGCCTCGCCAAGAAGGTGGGCGAGGTGTACGGCGTCAGCCCACGGCGCTTAGAGCACCTGATCGCCGGCTACTTCGGCGGCGTCGGGCGCGACGCGCTGCACGCGATGGACGGCCTGGCCTCGACGCTCGGCCTCGTTCAGGCAAGTGGCCCGCCGGTCGAGCGGGAGCGCACCGCCGCCGACATCCCTGCGTTCGGCAAGCTGTTTCGGCCGGGCGGGCGGCCGGGGACGCAGTCCGAAGCGGTGAATCGCATGTATGAGATCCTCGAGAAGCGGCAGATGGTCCAGGCGTCCGACCGCCGGGACGAGACCGAGACGGAGCGGCAGGCGCGCCTGTTGCTTCAGGATGCGCAGAAGGCGATCAGCGTCCTATCCTGGCTCCAAAACCACACCCCCGAGGCCGGCCGCCGGCGCGAGCTTCAGGTTCAGATCCGCGAGACGGCCACAGACGTGACGTCGACCGTCGAGGAGGGCCTCGGCGCCATCCGGCGGAAACGGGCGCAGTTGCAGGCCCTGAAGCGGCTCGACGAGCACACCGAGCGGCTGGGCCCCGACCGCGCCGAGCCGCTCATTGACCGAAGTCTTGACGCCCTTCAGCGAGGCCGTGACTCCGGCACCACCGAACCAACCCCGACCCCGTGATGTCCACAAAACAGCCCATCACGCGCGCCATGACGCGTCGTCGGCGCGCTCTCGTGTTGAAAGAGCTCGCCAAAGGAAAGACGATGCGAGAGGTGGCCGGCGTCGTCGAGGATGCCCTGAGCGAGGACGAGCTGCCGAGCGGTTTCGATTCGAGATACGTCGCCAAAGACATGCAGCGGGCCCTCGACAAGTGGCGCGAGGAGGTCACGCAGGCGGCCCACGACTACCGCGTCACGACGATCCGGCGCCTGCAGATGCTGCTGTCCGGCATCTGGAAGTACACCCGCGAGCACACCGTCGAGAAAGTGACCGACGACGGCGAGGTGGTTGAGGTGAGTGTCCCGCCCGACATGGACGCCGTCCGGCAGGCCATCGCCATCACGATGAAGCTGACGAGGCTGCACGGCGTCGACCCGGACGCCGCCGACCCATTCGAGGGGGGCGCGCCCAACGACGGAAGCGACGCTGGGGAGGCACACGTCGACTACTTCTTGGCGATCGAGAGGGAGGTGGGCGACGCTGAGCTCCCGCCCGCCGACCTGCCGACCAATTGAACGGGATCCACCCCGATCATGAGCGACGACCAGACCACGCCCACCGAGGTGGTGATCGAGCGCGTGGGCTGCTACTGGCGGCAGCAGCCCGGTTTTCAGCGCCGCTGGCAGACCGTGGTCTGCGAGGAGCACAAGACCAACGGCGTCGCAGCACTCTTGCACCGATACAAGCTGAAAACCGATGTCTACACCAACACCACAAAGCGACAGTAAAGAAAACGACAGTCACGAGGGCGACCGTGACGAAGCCATGTCGACACCAACCAGCACGACTGGCCATGAGACATCGCCTATGGCCCTTCGGGACGACCCCGAACGGAAACGACTGAAGGCACACCATAAGATCGCGGCGGCCCGGGAGCGGGCGATTCGGAGCGCCTTCCTGGCTCTTTATCGCCACGGCGTGATCGAGACGTCCCCTGAACAGATCCCGCGACGCATGCCGGAAGGCGGTTTGCCGTCCTACCTGGCCGCCCTTCCGTCGGGCCTCCGGAAGCTGATCGAGGACGGCCGGCTCGTCCTCATCGTCCAGACCGGCGCGGAGGCGCCCCACGGCGTCCTCGAGCAGGGGTGGGTCTGTCTCGACCCGCCGACCCGCCTGGCGCAGCCGGAGCCGGAATGCGCGCTGGACGGATGGGTCGTGCACGATAATGAGCTGGACGCATGATCTCCGATTCCTTCGCACACGCGGGGATGCACCACAGGGGTCCAATCGCACCTTTGGGGTATTGAAATTATGAGGCCTTGAGGACATCCTTCGCGGCGCGCGGTCCAATCGCACCTTCGAGGTATTAAAATAAACGGAACGAGCGCTGAGATAGACGTGACCGTGTCCGACATTGTAACCGAGAACAAGGATCGGCGCGCCGAGATGGACGCCGCGTACGACCCGATTACGGGCGTCGGCTCGCCGGTCGACCGGGTCAAGGTGCCGACCTCGGCGGGCCATGTGGCGCGGGTGCCCGTGCGGTTTGCCCACGAGTACCCGGAGGTGGTCCTCGCGGCGCGGCGCCACGGCAGCTATGCGTCGGCGGTAAAGGCGCAGGCCGAGGGCGCCGCAGACGATGACTCCGTAGAGGCGGCACTCGCGCAGTTCCACAAGCGGCGCGCCCGGCACGACTTTGAGTACTGGGCCGCCACCGCGGCGACGATCGAGCTCGACACCGACGCCCGGGCGGAGGCTGACGGCGAAGGCGATGGGGGAAGCGGCGCTGGATCGCCGGAGGGTCCCCTTGTGCTCAACCGGGCGCAGCGCCTCTACTGGCGCGTGCTGCACCGGCAGTGGAGCGCGGGCGAGCCGGTGCGGATTATCCTCCTGAAGGCGCGCCAGTGGGGCGGGTCCACCCTCACGCAGTGTTTCTTTGCGTGGGTCCAGCGCTACCACCGCGAGCGGTGGCACTCGTTTATCTGCAATCTGAGCCTCGACCAGGCCCGCGAGATCCGGGGCATGTACACGCTCCTCGCCGAGGAGCACGGCGGGCAGTGGGGCACGATTACGATGGCCCCCTACGAGGGCTCCAGCAACATTCGCCGGATCGAGGAGACCGGATCGATCGTGGGCGTCACCTCGATCGAGCGCCCGGACTCGCCGCGCTCCTACAACATCCACCTCGCCCACCTATCGGAGGTGGGCCTGTGGCCGTCGACCCCCACGGTGAACGCCGAGGACTTTGCGCAGGCGATTACCGGTGCCGTGGACAACGAGCCGCACACCGTGATCGTCGAGGAGTCGACCGCCCGCGGCGTGGGCACCTACTTCCACGGCCACTGGCAAGACGCGGGCACGGACGCGAGTTCCTACGAGCGCGTCTTTGTCGCCTGGCACGACATTCCGAAGTACCAGACCGGCATCGAGGACCCGGCCGCCTATGCGCGCCAGGCCCTCCGGCCTGATCGGGGCGAGGACGACGTCTCCGACAAGACGCAGCTGTCGAGGCGCCTGTGGAGCTTTGGCGCCACCCTGCAGGGCATCAAGTGGTACCACGACAAGCTGGCCGACTTTAAGGGCAAGCTGCACCGCATGCGGGCCGAGTACCCGAGCACGCCGGAGGAGGCGTTCCAGTCGACCGGACACCGCTTTTTCCCGATCGACCACTCGACCCGCGTGCGACAGCAGGCCCGGATGCCGGCCTCGGTGGGCCGCCTCCGCGCCGACGGCGAGGACGGGAGCGACGCCCTCACCGGGATCGAGTTTGTCGAGCACGAAGATGAGGACCTCAAGGTGTGGCGCCGGCCCGGCGAAAAAGTGTGGCATAGGGGCACGCTCCTGACCCCCGAGGACGGCCACGTGGCCCGCCGCTTTTGCGCGTACGTCGACTTTGGCGGCAAGACGCAGCAGGCTGATTACTCCGTCATCACGATCGGGGACCGGATCAAGATGCTCCGGGGCGGTCCCGTGGAGGTGGTGGCGCGCCTGCGGACCCACATGCGGCCGGACCGCTTCGCGTGGGCCTCGGCTCGCCTAGCGCAGTGGTACGGCGAGGCGCTCTTGATCTACGAGATCAACCGGCACCGGCGCGACCGCGGTGACGAGGTGCGCGGCTTCGACCCGGAATGGAGCTTGACGGTGATCCGCGAGGTGATGACCGAGTATGGCAACCTGTACCTGCGCGAGGTGCCGGACCGCGTCGACGAAAAGGAGCAGCTCAAGGTGGGGTTTCACCTGAATCAGTCTACAAAGCCGATGATCTTGAACGCGCTTGAGCGGGGCCTGGACCCGACCCACGGGCAGACGTTCGTGGACCCAGACTCGCGCCTGGCCGACGAGATGGACACCTTTGAGCGGAAGGAGGACGGCCGCCTCGGGGCTGTAGAGGGCAACTACGACGACGTCGTGATCTCGGCGGCCGGGACGGCGTGGGCGGCCCTAAGCGACATGGAGCCGCCGGCCGTGACCCGGCCTACGCAGACGCGACGGCCGGAGCCCTCGCCCGCTCAATTTTGACCACAACCTTCGACCGGCCCACGTATGCACAAGGCGATGAGGTCCGCTTTCCGGTGCCCTTCCCGATCGGCGACTCCGACCCCGAGTCCGACCCCGAGGAGCCGATTGCCAGCGTGCCCCAGCGCGGGACCGTCCGCACCCACGTCCCTCCGGTCGTCCTCATCAGGCCGGCCCAGCCGATTAACGATCCGCAGGGGGCCCCGATCACGATGTTCGTCAGGCACGAAGACGACGTGTCCGAGCTTAAATCAAATGCGCCGCAGTTATGACACAGAAAAAGTTTATCCCCTTCGACCCAGAGTCTATCCAACGCAAGCGGGAGCGCCTCGAGGATGCCCTCGATGGCACCTTTGACCCGAGCAGCGAGGACTATGTGATTCCCAAGAACCGCAGCCCCGACTTGATCGAGAAACACCTGTTCGACTTTCCAGACGGGACGCGGATCGTGGTCTCGCGTCACACCACCGGAGAGCACGGCCCCGTGATTCACGGGCATGCACGGTGGGTCGAGGGCCGCCGGCCGACCGAGCGGGCCGAGGCCCTCCTCAAGCTGTGTCGACACATGGAGGACCTCCTGGTGGCCCTGCCCGGCGCCGGCGACAGCACCGACCCGTCGACCGCGGCCCCGGACGTCCTCCAGTACGGCATGAGTGAGGAAGAGGACCGGCCGCACATCTTTTTTGAGTATCCGTCTCCTGCATTTGACTCTGCGTAGCCGATGAGCCACGACCGACGAGACCAAGATAAAGACGTCCTCTACCCCATGTGGGAGTCGCTCACGCGGTCCGAGCGCCGCATGGTGGACGACTTTCTGTCCCGTGTGAATGCCGGATCTCGCATCCTTTTGCGGAAAGACTCAGACGGGACGATCGTGGGCCAGCCGCGCACCGAGCCGCTGCGCCCGGAGGACTACGAGTAGGGCGATTTGCGTTTCTCATCTCGCTACCGCTTTTTTTTTAAACGCACGGGACGACCCCCGACGGGTGGCCCCGCGATAGCACCCCTCCTCACAGGGGGGGTGAGGGCTGAAATAAGACACATCGACAGCGGCATCAACTCGCGGCTGTCCCGCCGGCTGCTTTGCCAGTGGGGCAGCCATTTTTTTATGCCACAAGGCCAACTTAACTTATCGCCGCGGCGGGCCGGCGTGGGACCCACGTCCGACGGGCTCCGCATGGACAAGGAGAAGCAGGACCAGATGAAAGGCCTGCTGCGCAAGGGGGCCCGCTGGTGGACCGAGCGCCAAGACTTTCGGGAGCGACGCGCACGGTCCCGAGACTACCGCAAGGGCGACCAGTGGCAGCAGACGATCGAGACGGCCGACGGGGAGACCAAGACCGAAGAGGAGCACATCAAGGACCAAGGCCGCATCCCGTGGGTCATCAATCAGGTGGCGAGCGTGGCCCGCAACCTGAAGGGGCAGTACCGGCAGAACAAGAGCGAGCGCGCCGTCTTCGCCGTCGATCGGGAAGACAGTGACGCGACGGAGATGATGAACGTAAAGCGACGAGGCACACGCCGCTACAACCGGGCTGACGTGGTCGAAGCCGATCAGTTTGAGGAGCACATTTTGAGCGGCGCCTCGGCGTTTAAGGTGACGATCCAGTGGGAGGACGACCTCGGACGGCGCGAGGTTGAGATCGATCCGGTCGACCAGAAGCGCCTTTTTTTCAACCTCGACCTGGAGGACCGGCGCATGAAGGAGCTGCGCCTCGTCGGCGAGCTGCACGATCTGGGCCGCGATCAGCTCGTGGCGACCTACGGGGTCGATGCCAACGGCAATTTTTCCGAGAGGAAGGCGGACCGCATCCTCAACGTGTACGGCGATCTCGAGGACGACTTTTTGCCCGACTACGCCGGCGGGGGCTTTCGGCGGGCCGACCAGGTCGATTTTTACTCGTCGCCCTCGCCGAACCGGGCGCGCGTAATCGAGATCTGGACCAAGCGACACAAACTTCAGCGGTGGCTCCACGACCCGACCACCGCCCAGCGGGAGCGCGTGCCCGACGCGATGGGGCCCGACGAGATTCAGCGCCTCAACGACCAGCGACGCGCACGCGGACGGCCGCCCCTTCAGGTGCAGACGAAGGTGGCCCCGACCTGGGTTACGTACCACCTGACGCCGAACGGTCACGTCGTGTGGGAGCAGGAGACGCCGTACGCCCACGGGGAGCATCCCTACGTGATCGCGCTCGCCAATCTGATCGACGGCACGACGTGGGGGCTGCTGGAGCAGATCATCGACCCGCAACGGTGGCTCAACCGGCTCGTGGCGATGATTGACCACGGGATGGGCGTCGGCGCCAAGGGCGTGCTGATGGTGCCGGAAGAAAGCATCCCGAAAGACATGGACCTCGACGACTTTGCCGACGAGTGGTCGCGCCAGGGAGGCGTCATCAAGATCAAGGCGAAGGCCAACACGCAGCTGCCGCAGGAGATTACTAGCAACAGCATTAAGCCCGGGAGCTTTCAGCTCCTTCAGCAGCTCAAATCGTGGATCGAGGAGACGTCTGGCGTCACCGGCGCCCAGATGGGCGAGGAGCCGCCCAGCGGTACCCCCGCCGCCCTCTTTGAGCAACAAATTGCCCAGTCGGGCCTCACCAACCTCGACTACTTCGAATCCTTCTTTGAGGGCGTCCGCGAGCTGGACTACAAGATGATCCAGTGCATCCAGCAGGCCATCGACCAGCCGCTCGAAATGAGCGAGGGGGCCACCCAGGCGCCGGTCCAGTACAGCCCGAAGGATGTGCGGAGTTTAAAGTTCGACGTCTCGATCGGGAGCGTCCGCGACACGGCCACGTTCCGGCAGATTTTTGAGGAGGACCTCCAGAGCTTCCTCCAAGCCGGGTTCATCGACTTTGGCACGTACCTCCAGCTTAGCGCCCACCCCAAGGCCGAAAACCTGCTCCGCGTGCTCCAGCAGCGGGACCCGGAGATTCTGGACATGGGGACCACCGAGATGCAGGCGGCCACGCAGGCCCTGGTCGGCGACGGCCCATCGCCCGTGGACGCTGGAGCGCAAGCAGGCGATGGGGGAAGCGGCGCTGGGTCGCCAAACGGCCCTGCCGCGGCGGCCTCAGGAACGCTTTCGGGCGCCTCGACCGCCAGTCCCTAGGCGATGGGAGAAGCGGCGCTGGATCGCCAGTAGAAATTCTTTTCGTACCCGTTTTCCTCAACCTTGCACCACAGTATGGCTGACTCCCATCCCGACTCCCGTGATGAAAACGACGCGTCGCAGGACGAGAACGGTGTTCCGAATACGGACTGGAGCATGTCCAACGCGTTTGACGATGAGAGCCGCGTCAATGCGGCGATGGAGCGCGTCGGCGGCACCCTGGGCCTCGGGGGCGATGGGCGATCGGACAGCGCCGGGACATCGCCTAGCGACACGTCGCAACACGCAGCGGATCGTCCCGCGGACGACGTCTCTAGCGAGGAGGACGACACGACAGGCGATGAGGGAAGCGGCGCTGGATCGCCTGATGCCTCTCCCGAATCGGTCTCTACCGACGAGGAGCCGGCCCCGGCTGAGAAGGTGGTCGACGACCTGCTGGGCGAGAGCGACACGCAACGCGGAGCTGAAGGCCCTGCCGACGACGTCTCTAGCGAAGAAGAGTCTCCCGAGGATGTGTCCGACGAGGATGTGTCCGACGAAGGCGATGAGACATCGCGTGAGGAGCCCATCGAGGAGCCGCTGCCGACAAGCGTGCGCGACGAGGTGCAGCAGACGTTCCCGGACACGGTCATCGAGACCAAAGAGGATCTCAGCACGCGGCTCGAGGAGGCGCGCCGCAAGGAGCAGATGGTAGCGGTGATGGACCGGCTGGCTGAGCAAGACCCGGCCTTGGCTGAGTACGTCGAGCTGCGCGTGCAGGAGGAGGCGTCGCACCGGGAAGCCGCGTTTGCGGCGTTTGAGGACGTGCTGAGCGCGCCCGACCCCGAACAGAACCCCGAGGCGTACGCCGACTGGAAGCTGGAGCGCGAGAAGGCCCAAGAGCGGCAGCAGCAGGACGCCGAGCAGGCCGACCAGATCGAACAGACCGAGCAGCGCGTGCAGGACCAGATGGCACGGTCCCTCAAGGCGGCCCGACAGCAGCTGGGCCTGGGCGAGGAGCAGTTCGACCGCTTCGTGCGCGAGGTGCAGCGCTACACGGCCGGCGACGAGCGCGGGAACGTTCCCTCCGATTTTGGGCGGCGCATGTACATTGCCCTCCATGCCGAAGGGATCCTCCAGAGCGCCCGGGAGAAGGCCCGCCAGGAAGGGCGCACGGAGGGCCGCCAGGAGGCGCGAAGCGAACAACAGTCGCGCCGGCTGGGCGACGGGCTCCCCACTCCTGACAGCAGCGGGTCGGGCCCTGCCTCGGACCCGACCGACGAAGAAGCGGAGCTCGCCGACATTGGGCAAAGCTTCGACGATCAGAACGTGACCGCAGACGACTTCTCACTTTGACTTCTGCAATACCGCTAACAACGAAATATGCCCCCTGGTGGCTTGGAGCAAGCGCTCCACGAGCCAAGCCCCGGCCGGCGTTGCAGCGCCGGACGAGGCCGCAGGGGGCATCATCGCACTTTTTGGACCAACCCATCAAGCACGATGCGCCACCATGATCGCAAAGCTTCGACCCTATTGCAAGAGCTGACGGGCCGGCCGTGGATCGCCCTTGCGGCGCTCGCGGGAGCCGTGGGGGCGGCGTTTGCCTGGCACCCGTCGTCCCTGCTGGTTCTGGCTCCGTTCCTTCTCGGCGCCACACAGGTGGAGGGCATTACCGAGCAGTCCACGCCCGACGAGCACCAGCCGCGTGACGTATCGCTGACGCTAAGCAAGCTGCGTCCAGACGAGTTTGCGCTCGACACCATCATGCGGCGCATGGAGGCGTCCGACATGGGCATGCCGACAGAGGACGCCGAGCAGGTCAAGGTCGAGTGGGAGGAGGACGACGTCATCAAGTACGACACCACGGCCGACGGGTCGACCCCAGCCGGGAGCAGCGGCTCCTCGGTCGACATTGAGCTGGACGACGCCGGCGTGGTGAAGGCGAAGGACCGCCTGTACCTCCCGGAGAACACCAACGCCCCAGGCGCCCTGCTGTGGGTGGCCTCGACTAACGGGACGACCTGTACCGTCTACCGCGTCAACTCGTCGAACGCCGAGGACTCCTTCTCCACCGTGCCGGCCATCGACGACGGCGAGGCGATCAAGGTGCTCGACCGGGCCAAAAGCGAGCAGGACACGGCGAGCGAACCGCAGGGCACCATGCCGGACCAGCTGTACAACTACACCCAGATCCTCGACCAGGTCGTCAGCGCCTCGGAGACGCGGCTGGCCACCTCCAACTACACCGAAGCGGACTGGAATCGGAACCGCAACCAGAACCTGTTCGAGTTTCGGCGCAAGCTGGAAAACGCCCAGATTTTCGGGGAGCGCATGAAGCTGATCGACCCGGAGAACGGGGAGCAGATCACCATGATGGGCGGCGTCACTCGCTACCTCAACACCCACGACCTGACGTATTCCAGCGGCAGCCTGACGGAGGGGGTGCTAATCGACTTTATGAAGGCCCTCTTTTCCGGCAACAACGGCAGCCGCGTCCGCTGGCTCTTTTCGACGCCCAACCAGACGGCCGAGATCGACAAGATCTTGATCGCGTCCGGCACGCTCCAGTCCAGCCGCGACGAAAATGTGCTCGGCGTCGAGGCGACCCGCATCCACAGCTCGTTCGGCGATCTGATGCTCATCAACAACCAGAACTTCGAGGAGCTGGGGAAGACAAACTGGGGCCTCGTCCTGGACCCGATGAACGTGCGGCGCCGCAGCCTGCGCAACATGACGATCAACCGCAACGTCCAGGCCAACGACGTGGATG